AATAATATCCTTTAGTATTACTATATGAGGTATCAGTTCCATATACCGCATATGGAGCATTGATTGTTCCCTCTTCTAATACAAATGACCATTCTTCTTCATGAAATACAGTTCCATCTTCCAAAACTATAAAGTCACCAGCATCCGTTGAGGTTTGTGTAACTCCATTTTCTAAAACTTTTGCTGTGCCATCCAAAAGTAAAGACCCTTCAAGAATGGAAACAACACCTGTAGCAGTATCAACATCATCCTCTGAGGTTGTAAATACAAGAGCTTCACCCTCTCTATAGCCTGTTCCAGCATTATCAACAACAATGTCGGAAATACCGCCGGACTTAATAGTTTTAACTTTAGCAGCTGCAAGTCCATTACCTATTGTAGTGCTAGTATCAATATCCAAAACATCATTAACAGAATATAAAATACCATCATTCGTTAAAGTAAAATCACTGACTATTTGTCGAATAGTAAAACTATAATCATAGCCAGTTTCTTTTGATACAGCTTTACAGATTTCTCCATCAATAAAAGTTCCAACAAGAGAACTAGCATCAACTTCAAACTCTATGACAGGATCAGCAGTTTCAGAAAAAGTTGCAGCACTACTTATAACAACTGTTGCGCCAGAAGTTTGCCCAGTAAGAGTTCTATTGACAACCTCTGAAGCCTCAACACCAAAGCCGGGAGAGCATCTTATTTTTGTTACTAGACTCCACTTACCGTCAGAAACACGCATCATGCGAGTGTTTGGATAAAATACCTCAGCACTTTCTCCAAGAAGCATTTTCATGAAAATCTTATGACCTTCTGAAGTACCTTTTGTTCTGTATAGCTCTCTTATGTTTTTAATTAGATTTCTTTGATCCACTCCAGCAGCAAGATTTTTTGGAATAGCGTTCATAAAAGAATCACGAAGTTGATCTAGAAAATCATATATTGTATTATCGACATCAGCATAAGATAATAGCTGCTGAATGTTTTGTATGGGGTTTGCTCTGTACTTGGTTACTACACCTGTAGACTCAGAGGTTCCGCCTGTTACAGTTTCACCTGTGATAAACTGCGTTTTTGCAGTAATGAAAATTTTATCATTTCCCAAATCTTCAGCAAGAACTTTTGCGGTTGCATTAGAGGTTTCACCAGTTATCGTTTCACCAACCACAAATTTTGTAAGAGTGCCAGCGCCTCTCTCTGTAACAATCTTTTCGCCATTTTCATCAAGTATAAGATTTGATGCAGATGTTTCTTGAGCAATATTGTCTATGGTAGCAGTTAAAGTAAGCTCACCCGCCTCTAAAAATTCGTAATAGTATTGTAGAAACTTTAAAAATAAGGGATGTTCATCAGTAACAAACATCGGCACCTGAGCACCCAATTGAGTACTGATTTTATTTTCTAGTTCTGAAGTCAGTGCATATGGATTATCAAATGGTGACATTTTTTTAATAACTCGATGTTGATGTTACTGATGAAGTTGTTTGATAAGTAGACCCTGCACTAGCATCACTAACTGCAATAGTGTCAACTTCACCTGCTATGATTGAATTGACAAAATCAATTTCCAATAGCTGATTTCTAACTGGTACAATATCATTTGAACTAGGTATTGCTGTAATACGAATTGATGTGGAAGATGCCCCATCCACATTGCCGATATCTGTAATGGTAAGACTAACAGTTTTTACAGTACCTTTAGCATAATCCACTGTTCCTATAGTGGTGCTCCCGTTAATCAATTGGTAAACTCTAGCTCCAGCAACGAGGTAATACATTCTAAGATTACCAGAACCGTCATCATCAAAGAACATTGTATTAGTTGTATCACCTTTTATTTTAAAGCCAGTTGATGCAATCACTCCACCTTTTTCTTTATTATAACCAGAATAAGGTGCATAGAAAGAATTATTAAAAGTTGACGTATAAGAAGTTGCTGAATTTAAAGTAGGGGTAATCGTATTTGCCATAGTAACAGTTGTAATATTACTTAACAATGAAGAATTCGTTTCGTCTATGAGCCTTTGAACTTTGGATAATCTGAAAATGCCATCAAACTGACTAAGGCTATCTGTGTTGTATGCTGTTAAAGTATTGGTGACAAGAGTAACAAGGCTAGAATTAGTTTCTGTCGTTGCGCTTGAATCATATTTGAATGTGGTATTCAATATTAGTTTTGTTGTTTCTGGATCAACCACAACAGGTGTTATGCCTGCAACTTTATATTTTGCAAGACTCACGACAATTTCATTTTTTTCTTGCTTTGTAAGCATTTGCCCTGTGGTAGATTTAATTGAAATAAAAACCTTACCATATTCTTTGGTATCCACAACTCCAAGACTTGTATCATAGGAGCCACTCTCACCGCCCCAAACCTGTAATGATTTTGTATCGTTGTATATACTTTTAACAACAACCTTATAGTCTTCTGTGGTAACACACCTCCCTTGCGCGGCATAGTCTAGGGGTGCATTATATTTTATGGAAGCAATACTCTCTGGTTCAGCACCACCTGTTGCTTTAACATCTGTTCTTACAGATATATCTGTTATACCATCAATTGCTCCTGCTGATGTAAAAGTAGATGCATCATTTGCAGCTGCTTTATTAGTTACAACATAAGTAAGAATTATTATATTATCGTCAGACAATGCTCTACCAATAACACCATCACCAAAATATATTTCAAACTTTCCATTTTCTGCTTCTTGTAAAAAGTAAACATTACTGGTTGCATTTACACCTGTAATATCCGTTGCTTGAGTATATGTGTTTTCAGTTGAATCAGAAGACGATGTTTGTATTTTTACAGTAAGAGTTGACATATCTGCTCTAGTATCTTCGATAACAAATCTTTGATCTGAGCTTGATGTGTCTACAGTAAAACGAGATGTAATAAATGACCCTTCATATACTGGTATGTTTTCAAAAACAATTCCAACACCTGAGTTTGTTTTTGTATATGCGGTATCCGTTACAAATTGATATGCTGTGTTATTTACTGTTGTTGTAAATGCGGTTCCGGCCGACATGGTAGCAGTTGCTTGTGCTGATGAAAGAACATTAAGTGAAACAGTTATCGTTGCTTTTGCTGCTCTTGCAGATGTTGGTACATATCCCAAGGTCTTTGCATGAGAAGCAACACTACCTCGTAGGGATGCACTATCAAGGAACATCTCATTGGCAAGCATGTTTGCATTGAATCCCAGATAATGAGTGTTATATGCAAGAACATCTAGCAAGACGTTCATACCAGAACCCTCAAAATCATAGTCCGTAAATTCTGTCTGTGCTTTTAGAAATGTCTTTAGATTTGATTTTACATCATCAAAATCAAATTCAGTTACGGTGAGTCTTTTATCGTTTACAGCCATTATCGTAATCTCTCTAACATGAGTTCCAGTTCTACTTGTTCGGCAGGATTATTAGCCATAGTAAAAATAATTTGTACATCATACTCATTTGAGTCAAAATTTTCTCTTACGTTGACCTCTTGCAATAATGCTCTTGGTTCATACGCACCAATGACAGACTCTATTTGTTTTCCCAAAAGAATACCTGTAACCTGAGTCATAGGTTCAAATAAAGTTTCAATAACACCGCCAAAGATGTAAGGTGAAAATGGCTTCTCAAAACGATTCAATAAAACAAGATTGCGAATAGACCGTTTAACTGCTTGAACATCTGTTACCTTATTAACATCTTTTGTTCCAGATGCTTTAGTAAAATACAAATCCAAGTCTCTGAACTGTCTTACATTACGGTCACTGTTGTTCTGTCGTTGGGCATCTTTTCTACCTTTTTCGACTGAATAATCAAAATCTGAAGATTTTGCTAAAGTTGCCATAATGCGCTCCTGTTTTTATTATTTATACAGACATGGGGTCTTTTGTTCTCATAATATATCTTTCTTTTCGCCAAACTTGTTCTGCTGGTACACGAATATAAGGTTTGTTTGTTTCAGCTGTATTCGGATTTGGTATTGTCACAAATACCTTCTTTCCTTTCATGAACGCTTCATATTTTGACCTTGTATTATCCAGAAGACTTCTTTCTCTTCGCAATGCATTTGTAATGTCCTTACGAACATTACGTCCCTGACCTTTTGATGTATAAGTATCTCTACTCTTTTTTCTCTTAGCCATTAATAATCTCCTTCACTGGCTTGTATTCTGTATCATCACTATCTAAAATCTTTACCTCTGATATAATCCCATCAATGTTGTGATGCCAATAGTTTAAAAACTTGTGTACTCTTGGGTACTTTGGCCTAACGTCCATCGTCTGCCAAATAAATCGTTGCAGTATATTATTATAGTCTGGCATCCAGTATAAAATGTCAACGGTTGTTATTACCTTTCTTTTTATTATATGCATTTTCCTATGCCGCTGGACTAGTGCCATAACGTGCTTGAAGGTCTTTATCTAGCACATATTCAATTTCTCCAGCGGCATTCTCAACTGGAAATTCATATACAATTCCCTGATCTGGTTGAAAAGAACCTGCCATTCCTGCAGCTGTAAATTGGCTGAACGCACCAGCAATAGAAGTTGTAATCCTTTT